TACGAGCACATCTATTTAGGCATTCCAAAGACTGATGATGATGATGTGGTTATCAAAAGATCGTGGATACAGGCCGCTATTGATGCCCATATTAAGCTTGGTATAGAGCCGCTTGGTGAAAAGCGTATAGGCTTCGATGTTGCCGATAGCGGTAGTGACTTGTGCGCTCAGATTTACGCTCACGGCATTGTTGCGCTATGGGGTGAGCACTGGAAGGGCAGAGAGGATGAGCTGCTCAAGAGCTGTACTCGGGTCTATTCCAAGGCTATCGAGTATGGCGCATCGGTTAATTACGACTCTATTGGTGTGGGCGCCTCTGCGGGTGCAAAGTTCCAAGACCTTAACGAGGCCCGATCAGAAGAGGGGATGGATGGAAAGGTCAATTATTCGAAGTTTGTGGCCGGTGCCAAAGTGGTTAACCCTGATGCAAATTACATTGAAACCGATGATGAGAAGGTTACCAATGCCGACTTCTTTGCCAACCTAAAGGCCCAGGCGTGGTGGTTGGTCGCCGATAGGTTCAGAAACACTTATAATGCGGTCATGAATGGTGAGCAGTTCGAGGAAGATCAGCTAATAAGCATTAGCTCTGATATGCCTAACCTTGCAAATCTGGTTACCGAGCTATCAACGCCTTACCGTAAGTTTGACAATGCAGGACGGGTTAAGGTTGAATCAAAAGACGACCTCAAGAAAAGAGAGGTTGACTCACCCAATGATGCGGACGCCTTTATAATGGCTTATGCCCCACAAGAGAAAAAACCAAAAGGGTTCTTCGATGTTTTCTAAGCTGAAAGACATGTTTAAAGGAAAGCCAGAGGAGAAGCCTGTAGAGGCAGAAGAATCCGATGCCTTGTCTTATTTCTCAACTCACAAGATGCTTGATGTTCAGGCCATGGCTAAATTGAGAGAGAATCCTTTCTTGGTGACCCCCGATCAAATGCAGGTGGTTAGCGCTGAGGGTGTCGCAATGGATGGTGCCACAGGTGTGGGCGGCACTGCTAAGCAGGCGTTTACTCTTGGCCAGCAAAGAATCCCAGAGCAGCTGTTCAACTGGTACCTGATGCAGTCATTCATTGGCTATCAGGCATGCGCACTCATCTCTCAGCAATGGCTTATTGATCGCTCATGCTCAATGAAGGGTTCAGATGCGGTGCGTAACGGGTACAAGGTCGCTCTTGATAATGGCGAAGAGGCCGATGCTGAGCTGATAAAATACATTGAAAAGCGTGACCGCAAGTTCAAGGTTAAGCACAACCTACGGCAAGCAGACAAGTTCAAGAATGTGTTTGGCATTCGTCACGTGCTATTTCTCTATGACGGCGTTGATTACGAGAAGCCGTTTAACCCTGACGGTATTAAGCCAGGCTCTTACCGTGGCATGTCGCAGATAGATCCGTATTGGGTGACCCAGCTGTTAACAACCGCGGGCGTTGAAGACCCGGAAGACCCCATGTTCTATGAGCCTGAGTTCTGGGTAATTAGTGGCAAGAAGATACACCACACTCATTTTGCCATTCTGTACGGTCCAGAGGTCTCAGACATCCTCAAGCCTAGCTATCAGTATGGCGGAATCCCGTTGACTCAGCGAATCATGGAGCGCGTTTACGCAGCAGAGAGGACTGCTAACGAAGCGCCTCAGCTTGCCATGACTAAGCGTATGAATGTTCGCAAGATGGACTTGGAGAAGGCTGTAGCTAATCAGGCTAAGTTTGAAGATTCTCTAAACGTGATGGCTAGGTATCGGGACAATTACGGCATCTATGCGATTGGCCAGGAAGAGGACTACCAGCAGCTAGAGACTGCTTTAACCGATCTAGACGTCACAATCATGACTCAATACCAAATTGTTGCGGGCATCACCGGAATTCCGGCTACTAAGCTAATGGGGACTAGCCCCAAGGGGTTTGCGGCAACCGGCGACTATGAGATGGACGCTTATCACGAAGAGCTTGAGAGCATTCAAGAGAACGACTTATCTCCTATAGTGCAAAGGCACCACCTGTGCTTACTTCATTCTGAGCTGATACCTAAGTTTGGGCTTAGCGACAAAGACGAGATAGACCACGTATGGAATCCGCTCTCTGTTATGAGTGAGGATGAGCTGGCGACCATGCAGATGAATAAATCTACAACCGCTAAAAACTACATTGATATTGGTGCCCTAGACGCTTATGACGTTCGTGACGCTATTGCGAAGGACGAAAACTCAGGGTTTACAGGTATAGAAACTATCGGGCGTCCAGAAGATCCTGATATGGATTCTGACAGCGTGGATGTAGAAGAGGAAAAGGGCGACAATGCCTCGCAAGCTGATAACCAAGCGTAAGCAGGATTGGATAGGCGAAAGGGATGTGGCCATAACCGGCACGCCCTTGCGCCAAAGTATATCCAGCCAAGACCGATACGCTAGACGACTTGAAAAGCTCACCATGCAAATGTCTGGTGACGTATCGCGTCAGGTTAAAATTCTATTTAGCTCTGATGATGCTAAAAAGTTTTATGCACAGGATGCCAGTCTATCGAGCCAAGCGCGTGTATTGATGAACTCTTTGTCGCTAAAATACGCCAAGCTGTTTGCAAGAATGGCCAAGCCATATGCAAAAGATATGGTGAAAGACGCCGAAAAAGAGAGTAAAACTTCACTTCATAGCAGTTTAGAGAAGTTATCTGGCGGATTATCGATAAAAACGGATATTCTCACCGGTCAACTATCTGATATAGTAAAGGCAACTATTGACCAGAATGTTGATCTGATAAAGTCAATCCCTGATGAGTACTTGAACAATGTCAGGGGTGCGGTTATGAGGTCGATTGCCCAGCCTGAGGCGGGCGGCATCAAGGGGTTAACGGAAAGCATTGATGAGATGCTCGATTTGCGCAATAAGCAGATCAGGAACAAAGCAAAGAATGTGGCGCTAGACCAAACACGCAAGGCGTATAACAATATCAACGCCGGCAGGATGCGAGCGGTTGGCGTAGAAAAGTTTAGGTGGCGTCACTCGGGTGGCGGACAAAAGCCAAGAGAGCTTCACCGAGATAAGCTGAACGGCAATATTTACTCATTTAATGATCTTCCGATTATTGATGAGCGTACGGGGGAGAGGGGCATACCTGGGCAGGCCATTAACTGTCGGTGTGTTATGATCCCTGTCATTGAGTTTGATGATGGATCAATTGTTTAGGGGAAAGCATGGCTACGGCCAGACAGTTAGATACTAACAATTGGGTTGAGGTAAAAGACAACCCTTTATCAAAAGTCGGCATTTTTGACTATCTCGGTTCAGAGATCGGTGCGCCCGACCCTCTACGAATTTACAAAGTCTATCGTCCTGCTGAAGAGCTTGGCGCTAAAGACTGTATCGATTCCTTTAAATTACTTCCTTGGGTAGATGATCACACGATGCTTGGCGATGCCGGAACACCGGCAGAGCGCAAGGGTATTGAAGGTGTGATAGGTGAGGACGTTTACTTTAAGGACGGATACCTCAAGGGTAATCTAAAATTGTTCTCAAGCAGTCATACCGAAAAGGTTAATGACGGCAAGAAAGAATTATCAGCGGGCTACAAATGTCGCTATGAATTTACTGAGGGTGTTTCTGAGGATGGTCAGCGTTATGACGCCATCCAACGAGATATCCGCGGTAATCACTTGGCCTCGGTTGATCAGGGCCGCATGGGTAAAGAGGTGGCGGTGCTTGATCACCACTTAACCATTACGTTAAACAACAGCGCGGAGCTTGTTAAAATGAGCAAAACAAATCAGTCAGAAAAAGAGCTGGCGGTAGCAATGGACGAGACTCTAACGCTCTCAAAAATTGCTACCGTTGTAAATTCAGTGGGTGAAGCCGTCGACGGTCTAACCTCGGCCATGGATGAAATGTCTAAGAAAATGGACAAGAAAGGCATGGATGAGTGCGAAGAAGACGAAAAGATGGACAAGAAAAAAGGCATGGACATGGAGAAAGATAAAGGCATGGACATGGAAGAGGAAAAGGACGAGAAGAAGAAGGGTATGGATATGGAAAAAGACAAGGGCATGGATTCTGATGCCGTTGCTGCTTTGACCTCCGATCTAAACGCCATGAAAGCCCAGCTTGCACAGTTCCAAGAGCAGAGCGCCGGTATGGATGCTGCCATTATGAGCGGTATTAAGAAGCGCGACGACCTGGCTCAAAAGCTTTCGGTTCACATTGGCACCTTTGATCACGC